CGTGGGTTACTTCGGTTTGCTAGACCTCAACGTATTAAGACAGCAACAGACCGTAAGTGGTTAGCCATTCAAGGCGCTAACACTTGGGGCTATGATAAAGTCACACTCGACCAACGTGCTGAGTGGGCTGAGAACTTTTCCAAGGACGCTATCCGTATCGCTGCTAACCCTACCAAGGAGTTATTATGGACAGAAGCGGGTGACCCTTGGCAATTCCTTGCGTGGTGCTTTGAATGGGCCACACTACAGAACACGGGTAAGCTAGATACCTTTCTCCCAGTGAATATGGATGCCACCAATAACGGCCTTCAGATTCTCTCTATGCTTACCCGTGACCCCTACGGGATGACTGCTACAAATGTGTTACCTACAGACACGCCAGCAGACATCTATGGGGTCGTTGCAAAACAAGCGGAGATCATCCTCAAGAAACAAGCAGAAGAAGGTGATGCTATCTCTAATGCTTGGGTAACCTTTGGGATAGACCGTAAGACAACCAAGCGCCCTGTTATGTGTTACTCGTATGGGCTCACTGAATACAGCAACCGCTTGTATATAGCTGACTGGTATGAAGACCAGATACACGGAGAAGGACGCACGAGACCCTTTGATGAGAAGGAGAAGTATCTAGCTGTCCACGTTCTAGCCAAAGCAGTCTGGAAGGGTATTGAGAGCGTCTTAGAGAAGCCCAAGGAATGTATGAAGTGGTTCCAAGACTGTGCCGCTTTGCTTACCGAGGCTGAGCTTCCTGTTACTTGGGTTACACCCAGTGGCTTCCCTGTTCACCAAGAGTATTTCAACTTCACAAGTAAGAACATCAAGACTTGGATTAGCGGAACAGCTACTCACATTCGTTTCCGTGAGAACGACGATAAGCTTTCCAAGGTTCGCCAGCGCAACGGAGTGAGCCCTAACTTTGTTCACTCACTAGATGCTGCGGCTCTCCATAAAACAATCATCAAAGCCAACGAGGAAGAAGGAATCTATGACTTTGCATTTATCCACGACAGCTATGGAACACACGCTACAGGGTGCGAAGCTCTGAGTAAAAGTTTGAGAGATGTCTTCATTTCTATGTTTAGCGTTGACCTCCTTAAAGATTGGAAACATCAACTAGAACAGCAATCGGGATTAGAACTTCCAGAGCCTCCAGAATATGGCACTGCTGACATCTCCAAAATCAAAGATAGCACGTATTTCTTCAGCTAACAGTCCGTTAGTTGAGCAGTAAAACCACCGATAACAGGTAATAGTAAAACAACATGAGTAAAGTAATAACAACACCAAAAGGTAAAGCAGTATGGCCCCGCATAGACACACCAGACACCAAGTTTGATGAGGATGGCGTTTATAGTTGTAAGCTCCACGTAAGTGAAGGAGACTTCAAAGCTTTCGAGGCTTTAGTCCAGCCAACACTTGATGCCGCTTACGAGGCAGAGTGTAGCCGTCAAGGTAAAGACAAGATACGTATGGCAGCGTCAGCTCCTCTGCGTATTACCGACGAGGGCGACCACGAAATCTACGCTAAGCAAAAGGCTAAGGTTCACACCAAGTCCAAGGGAACCCTAGAGTTCTCTATCGCGGCAGTAGACAGCCAAGGTAAAAAGATTGCCATGCCTAAGATTGGTAGCGGTTCTACCCTCAAGATGGCAGTCGAAGTAAACACTTGGTTTGTTCCAAGTCAGGGCTTCGGTTACTCCTTGCGTCTCCGCGCAGTCCAAGTGCTCGACCTAATTGAGTATGGTGGAGGTGATAGCTCCTTCGGCTTTGGTGCTGAAGCAGATGGCTACGTAGGTAGTGGTGAATCACTCAATGATGCCTTCGCGGTAGCTGATGAAGCGGAAACGACCAACGCGCCGTTCTAAGTTCCGTTCTAAGTTCGAAGAGACAGTAGCCTCCGCCTTAAATGCGGCGGGGGTTACCCACTCTTACGAGTCGATGAAACTGACTTACACGAAGGAGTGCAAATACACGCCTGACTTCGTTTTAGACAATGGAATTATACTGGAGGTAAAGGGCTATTGGGTAGCGTCAGACCGAACCAAACACCTACGAGTGAGGGAAGCACATCCCGAACTGGACATCCGCTTTGTATTTCAACGAGCATCAAACACACTAAGCAAAAAGAGCAAGACCACATACGGGGACTGGTGCGACAAACACGGGTTCCTGTGGTGCGAGAAAAAGCTCCCACACGAATGGACGACTTAACGGCAGTAGCCACACACCAACCTTGCGATGACTGCGGAAGCAGCGACGCCCTATCACACAACTCTGACGGAAGCACCAAGTGCTATTCCTGCGGTCTCTTCACACCGAACAGAAACAAAACAAACACACCAACACATAACACACAAATGGAAGCACAAGTATCACCACTAGGATTTGTAAACGGAGAGTTCATGGAAATAGCCCCAAGGGGTATCCACAAAGACACATGCGTAAAGTATGGGTATCAAATCGGGGAGCTTAACGGTAAGCCCTGTCACGTTGCTAACTATCGCAACCTAGATGGAACACAGGTAGCTCAGAAGTATCGCTTTGCAGACAAGAGCTTTCACTGCAATGGCTCACCTAACTATTTCTTTGGTCAGAACCTATGGCCCAATGGCGGTAAGAAGCTAGTCATCACTGAAGGTGAGATTGATTGCCTTACTGTTAGCCAGCTCCAAGGTAACAAGTGGCCTGTAGTATCGCTACCCAGTGGTGCTCAGTCAGCCAAGACAATCTTTAAGAAGCAACTTGAATGGCTATCCTCTTGGGAGGAAGTCATCGTTATGTTTGACGAAGACAAGGCAGGGCGTGAGGCTGCTGAGAGTGTTGCTCACATCCTTCCTGCTGGCACTTGCAAGATTGCTAGGTTGTCTATGAAAGACCCTAACGAGATGCTTCTAGCCAACAAAGGTGAAGAAGTAATCCAAGCTTTCTGGAACGCTAAGGTATGGCGTCCCGATGACATTGTAGATGGCACTGAGCTTTATGAGCGCCTCACGGTTCCCAAGGAAAACGATAGCATCCCTTACCCTTACTATGGACTTAACTCTCTTACCCACGGTCTTCGTAAAGGTGAGATTGTTACCTTCTGTGCTGGCTCTGGCATCGGCAAGTCTGCTGTTTGTAAAGAGATTGCGCTACACGTTCTTAAGACTACTGATCGTAAGCTCGGCTATATTGCCTTGGAGGAATCCATTGAGCGCACAGCTAACGGTATTATCGGTCTGGAAATGTCTAAGCCGTTACACCTAGAGCCCTTCACTCCAGATGCTAAATACAACGAGGCTTACAAGAAGACAGTCGGCTCTGGTCGCTTCTACCTTTATGACCACTGGGGTTCCCTAGACAGTGACAACCTACTTGGACACATCCGCTACATGGCTAAGGCTATGGATGTAGACTACGTGGTTCTGGATCACCTCTCTATCATTGTATCTGGTATGGGTGACGGAGACGAGCGCCGTATGATTGACAACACTATGACCAAGCTACGGTCACTTGTTGAAGAAACTAACATCGGTGTTGTTCTCGTAAGTCACCTAAAGCGCCCAGAAGGTAAGGGACACGAGGAAGGCGCCGCGACCTCTCTAGCACAACTACGAGGCTCTGCGGCTATCGCTCAGCTATCTGATATGTGCATCGGACTAGAGCGTAACCAGCAAGACATCGAGAACAAAAACAGGACAACCCTACGTGTCCTTAAGAACCGTTTTAGCGGTGAGACAGGCGTAGCTTGTAACCTGCTTTACGACAAAGAAACTTGCCGTCTCTCAGAGGACACTAACCCCCTCTTTGAGGACACCGAAGATGTGACATCAGGCTTCGGACACTAATCACTAATCCACACAACTAATGACATGGAACATAAACAACTCAACACCTTCCACCTCTTCGCAGGAGCAGGAGGCGGCATTCTCGCTGACCTCTTACTTGGACACAATCCGATTGGAGCTTGTGAAATTGAACAATACCCAAGAGATGTCCTCCTCGCCAGACAACGAGACGGTATCTTACCAACCTTCCCCATCTGGGACGACGTCTGCACCCTCGACGGAAAGCCGTGGAGAGGAACAGTTGACGTTCTCGCTGGAGGATTCCCCTGCCAAGACATCAGTGCTGCGGGTAAAGGCGCAGGAATTAGCGGAGAGCGTTCAGGCTTAT